TTATTTCATTGTGTGCCCTGAGCGGTTGTTGAATGCCAATTCGAATAATCCGGTAGCCGATAACCCGGCCAATCCGCCTGACCATAGACGCAAGATCAACTCCAGCTCTGTAAAAGGATACGCCGCCGCTCCAACCAGCAGCCCGATGCCAAGTCCGATAAAAGGGATGCTGTTACGCGGCAAACGGGTATTATTTTTGATCAGCTGCACTAGGGTAAGAATAAAGACCGACAGGATTGAGGCAAAAGCCAATACATTATCCAGCAGTTCGCTGTTCATCATGAGATTGCTCCTTTCTGCGGGATGGTGGTGATATCAACGGTGTTGGCAGCCGGATGGTAGGCAATCTGAGCGCCCAGTGCCTCCGCAATTTTACGTGCAGGAACATAGGTAACCCCATTCTCCAGCCACCCGTCCGCAATCTTCCTCCCATTCACCTGTACTGCAACTTTCATCTGAGTCCTCATCGCTTGTTCCTCCTTGGGCTTGATGCGTTCAACCACCGCCTCCACGGCCGCAGCCGTAGGCTTTTTCCTGGTTCGCAGATCTGCCAGACTTAATCCGAAGCTCATCTGCAGATGCGGGTAATCCTTGAAGCTAGTCCAGTCGCCGCCCCATTCGAACCCGATGGCCTTAGCGTGCTGCACCACCTCCAGCCAATCCCGGGTCCCATTCTGGTTCTCATCCCTGTTCATATCCCAAGAGACACTTGAACCATCCGGAAGCAGCAGCGCAAAATCCGCCGCCAATCCATAATTGTGATAGCTGTACCCGCCGCGCGCATTCGTCACGATTGCTCCCGGCCGGGTTCGCCCCTGGGCATAGAGCGCATCCTGTTCGGCAATCGTCCGCAGGCCTTGCGTGATCAGAATGGGAACTCCAACAGCATAACTGCGTTCAATCAGTGCAGTCGCTGCGGCAAGGACGGCGGGATGAAGCCCGGACAGGCGGGCAGCGGATTTATTCAGAACCTGAGCCAGCGTCAGCATGCGATTCCTCCCCTTTCCTGATTTCAGAGAGGACCACGAACAGATCCTGGCGTCTGGTGTACATCAAGAGGGTTAGGATGACTAGCCCTATGGTCGTTCCCGTCTGGGCAATAGCCCAGGCATCCGATTGCAGCGAGCTTCGTATAGCGTCCGGGACGGGAGCGGAGCTGAATCTGATCCAGAAGGCCACCGCCATTTTAACCGTATACGCCCCGAGGAAAAAAAACGCAGCCAGCATAAACAGACTGACCACGCGCACCCGGAATCTTCGGCGGAAATACAAAAAAAGCGCAGCCATCAGCAGCAGCGCACAGATAAAGGATATAGAATAGGCCAGTAACAACACAATATCAATGCTGCTCATCTTCTGCCCCCCGATCATAGATTAGGAACTCGGCGAACCCGTTGTTCCTGATTTCTTCCTGAATGTCTTTAGAGACATTCTTATACCTGCGGATAGAGAGCGATACTCGGTGTCCTGCCAGCGCCAGCCTCCGCTCTCTGTCCCGGTGCAGGGGCGATAGACGCTTGATCCACGCACTCAGCACGTTATCCCCCCCTGTCTTCTTCATTAGTACTGGTACTACCCGTATGGCTGCCTGCGGAATGGTCTATCTTCAAGCGCTGTAAGACTTCAAGCGTGGGTGCCATGAAGTCTGACCGCTCTTTGTCGAGGATATTCTGCAGCCTGTCCCGGTCTTCCTCAGCACGCTCCAGCAGTTCACGCGGCACCAGATTCCCCTTCACAATTGACCGCAAAAGCACAAGCATAATCATGAGCAGAATCAGAGCGATGATATAAGCCAGTCCATACTTATCCGCAAGCGGCAGCAGCTTCTCCAGATTCGCTACATCGTTGCTGTCCATTGCTTCACTCCCTTCTGTGTGGTTATTAAAGTAGTTATATAAGACGCACTTAAGATTTAAACTTGAAGCTTCATCGTCACTGCGGTGAATATTTGGACTTAGCCCCCGGACGGGTCCGAGGGCAAAATAAAAACGCCCTGAGCGGCGCCTGTGGCAATCTACTCTTCAGTTACAAGAAACGTAAGTCCGTTCTCCACCAGAATCTGCTTGACGGCAGGCTTCAGCGTAGAGGGGATCTCGCTATACTTCGTCTTCCCCAGCGTAACGCGTTGTGCGAAAAATAATGCCATTGCTCTCACCACCTTACTATAATAGAGGTAATGCGCAGGTTAGACCCGCTGAACGATTACGTGTAGACTTGCGTGGCCATCTCCGCAATGAGATCCTCAATGAAATCCGCCCGTTCGCTGAGCGCGTTATTCTGCGCCTTTAGCCACAGATTCTCTTGCTGCAACTGTTCCAGCTCTGTCAGTACCGGCGGCTTGTTGGCCTCAGCCTCCTGGTACGCTTCCCACGCCGCCTGTAATTCAGCCTCTGTCGGCTGCGGCACCTCCAGCTTCCAGACCGCAATATATGGCCCGCGTTCTACGAGATCATAATCCTCGCCTTCGGTCAGCAGATTGTAGTCGATGCCGTGGCGGTAGTGGACGCCTTCTACGGGTTGTTCGCCGATTTCTGGCAGCTTGATCTCGTAGCGTACCTGGCCTTTAGTTTCGGCTCCTGGCCGCAGGACGGGTTCCGGGCCGTTGTCTTGGACGATGAAGTCGTGCATGGGGTTGGCAGTTGGGTATAAATAGTTAATTGCTTGTGCTAGGTTCATTTATTCATCTCCTTTATGCAACTCGAATTAAAGATACATGTGTGTATGGATCATGAGCAGAAATAGAAATATTTTGAGTAGGGTTTATGAATATTTCTACGTACTCTCCCGCACTAAGGCGCAAAAGCGAAGATCCACCCAATGATAGCCCTAATTGACTCGCATCACTCGTCTGTTCTATTAAAAGTCCATTTAGATTCCCATTTACGAAAGCTCCAATAGCGGCCCGCCCTGCTCCTGAATTAGATATCGCTACACGGACATTCAATAGATATACTCCCGTTTCAGGAGAAATAAGTCGACTGTTTGCTATGTCCGCAACATTTTTAATACTGTAAAGAGACTGGTTTAATGTAACCTTGCCCCATACTCCAGCACTTAACAATTGGTCAGAGAGAGGCTTCATTTCAGCCATAGGCCGATTTAATGTTGTATTATCCCCCCATGGGTTAATAACCCCAGGCCCCATTGAAATAGTTGCTCCATTTGAGGTATATGAAACTCCCGACAAGGAATTTCCATCTCCACCGATTTTCGCCGATTCCATTGCATAATATGCGTTAGAATTCGAAACACCAGAACACCAAATTACGTAGACATTTGACCCACTGCGAGCCAATATAGCCGCCCATTTATTAGATATAGTACACGTTGCAAGAACTGCAGTTCCGCCATAGATAACGAACGCAGAGTTTGAATTATCAACTGCTAACGCTGAACATTTATTAAAATATGTCCAAGAGCAATAACTAAATTCAAAACAATTCGAACTGTTTGTAGTACTGGTAAGTGTAGATAATGTTACAGGAATTGTATTTGCGCTGCCTAAAACATTTAATATATTCACGGAAGCTGTTCCCGAAATGCCAAAAGAACCTTTTCCTGTAAATCCTTTAATTACTATTGTTTCAGCATAGTTACCTGCCGCAACATTAATATTCACATCATGGTTGATTACTTTAGGGAGCGTATTAATTGCTTTTGTAATCGTCTTAAAAGCCCCACCCGCCGTATTAGAAAGCCCGGTGTTATTGTCATTCCCATCAGTACGGACAAAGTAGGTAACATCCGCCGTAGTCTGCTGCGGTGTAGTCACTAGATTCGCCTTGCCATTCCAGGCCGTCTTCTCCGCATCGGTTACGAAGCGGTTGGACGAGTCCTGTACGATGACCGATGGCGAATGCGTGGAAGGATGCACATAATTATTAGCACCCTGCGCCACACTATCCAGCTTCGACTTGTCCCCTGCGGCCATCAGCCCAGCAGCATTCGTGGTCGCAACCGACGTAGACGCCTTGGCGTTCCATGCCGTGCGCTCCGCGGCTGTGATGTGCTTGACCGCATCTGCGGCGTGATCCTGCGCGGCCTTGACGGCGGTGTCCAGAATATCCATATTGCCGTTCAGGTCGGTGATATCTACAATGTCTGTACCATCGGGCTTTTTCAGCCCCAGATTACCCGTTGTTTTCATCGCTCACACTCCTATTCATATACTCTTAGTTCATTCCAGGTCTTGCCGTGCGCACCGTTCCAGGTGAGGGACTTCAAGGAGTCCCACCAGGTGTAGCTGTATACGAAGCTGTAATCCAGATGGGCCGGCTTAATCTCTTCCATGATCTGAATCAGACCTGCCATATTGGCCGGGATGCCCAGCGTGCCGACGAAGCGCACCTCGAAGCTGTACGCTTCGGGCACCTCGACTACCTCCACATCTCCCCCGGAAAAAGCAGACGCCGTCCGCCTAATCATTTCCGGCGTAGTTGTTCCGCTGCCTCGCAGCTTGGCCTTGATCATCTCCCGCCGGGTGGCGTAGGACTTGTTCGGATCTGAGGCCAGTCCCAGCATCCGCTCCCAGCGGGACAGCCCCCAGGTAGCCGACTCCAGCGTCTTCTGATCGTCACTGTCGGCCATGGCGTATGCCACTTCACCGCAGGCTCTACCTGCGCTGGCCTGCACAGCCTCCATCTCAGGCACGCCCTGATAATACTCGGGCAGGTATTTCATTAGATCGGGAGCGGTAATCTCCGGCCCTTCCCCTGTCACATCATCTGCCGAATATGCCACAACGCCATATATACTGTCTCCATAAGCCACAGCTACACCCCCTTCAGCTGGTTCCAGGTCAGCGGACCCTTCGGCATATAATCATGGGTATGTGCAGCTGCCGGATAGACGGAAGGCTTGCCGTCCACACCTGACCACGGAACCGTATCCGCAGCCTGGGCATAATCAACCTTGCCGTTGTTATTCGTGTCGTAGATGCTTTTCAGCATATCGCCTGTGCTTTGGCCTGCCGCCAGCAGCATATTGCTGCTGCCGCTGCCGATGAACAGCTTGCCGCTATCCGTGCAGTAGCCCAGCTCGCCTGCGGCTAGCGTACCCAGCGCACTCTCCAGGCCGCGGCGGATTTGAATCAATGTCTTCCGTGCCATGGTCACCGCCTCCTAGAATGTTCCGCCGTCGATAGTGCTTACCGTGAGCTGGTTGCCATTGGCCGAATCGTAGACGATACTCGATCCGTCAATGTTGACCTCGATGCCAGTGGAGTTTACCAGAATTCCCTTACCCGGCTTGGCCGCAACACTGGTTGAGCCGACAACGATCCCGTTGCCTGCCCCGACGCTCAGCGTGACACTGTCCGCCTGCCCGCCGCCGGTAAGCCCATTCCCCGCCGTGATCGTCTGTAGCGCGCCGCCCGTACGCACCCAGGCGCTCCCGTTCCAGCTGTAGATTTTCTGCTCATCGTCCACATAAGCCGTCCAGCCGACAGCCGGAACATAATAGGCCCAGCTACCTGCGGCATACTCCGCAATCTGACTGGTTTTACCCGCCCAGACGCCGGTTGCGCCGGAAGGAATGATATACCGGTCAGCTTCCGCAGGACTAGATGGCGGAGCCGTCAAGTTTTGATCCTTCACAGAAGCCTGCGGCTCAATATTATGCTTGGCCAGCTCGATTTCGTTTTTGATTTTTTGCGCGGACCACAGGTCTGTAATCGTCGACCCGCCGTCGTTGATGATTCTGTGCTTCGCGGCATCGTTAAGATGCGTTGCAATTTCTGCGGCAGTCTTCGAATTCGTGCCGTCCGACACTTTATTGGGATGCCCTGCTGTAAGATCCGCCTTGAGCACCTTGGCATACGTGGAGCCGTCAGCAATATCGTCCACCGTTCCGCTCACATCTGTTAATTTTTGTGCGTTAACCCGCCGCCAGGCGGCCCCGTCATCGAAATACAAATACCCGCTGTTACTCCCGCTGCTAACATAGTATAGACGCCCCGCCGAGGCTGCCGCAGGACGCGAAGCTTCGGGACCGGACAAGGCCCGGCCCACCATGGAGTTGGAGCTACCGTCTCCGATATAGACCTCCTTCGTATCTGTACAGAAGCCCATTTCGCCCGCCTTCAGCATCCCGTAAGTGGACAGCTCGGCCCGGGTACCGCGTTTGACCTGAATGGTCTGTGCCATATTACACCTCTCTTCTAAAAGATCCGCCGTCAATCAGACCGGCCTGTTTATACCGCTCCAGTTCACGCTGCGTAGCCGTAAGCCCGCCCTGTAACTGGTTCACATCATCCGCTTCCACAGTGTCTCCCGGTGTCTCGTAAGTCACATAGACTTCCGGCACATCCGCATAGATGTTAATGAGCCGCCGCCAAGGAGCCTCGTCCGGGAAAGAGACCGAGTAATTCCGTACCTCTGTCCCGCTGAAGCGGGAGCCTGTGTACACGGCCAGCGTCTGATTGTTAATATTGTCGTGGGCCAGCAATCCGCTGAATACACCACTTGTAAGCCGAAGCTTCTCCTCTACAACATGGCTGCCGCCGTTTGCCTTTTTGTTCAGCTTATCCTGAAAGACATCGATTTGCTCCGGATACCCCATGCCTACACCTCCAGTACGACATTGCCGAACAGTGGCACTTCTGTCTCCAGCAGAGGGATATTTACCGTCCCGCCGTTCAGCTTCAGCCCGCTATAGTCCACTACGCCCTCCGTATTCAGCAGCAATGCGCCAATGACCGATTGACTGATATAGGTAGCAGCAAAAGCCTTCTCCTTACGATACTTCTCCAGGAGCGCGGTAAAAGCTTGAATAACCGGCTGCAGCGCATAGCCGGCAGCGAGCGTAACCTTAGCTGAGACATCAACCACCTTGCCTGTGGCCGATGCCACCGTCACCACCGCTCCCACCGGAGCCTGGCCCTCGCCAAGACCCGGCGCAGGATCAATGAACTGCTGCACCTGGGAGACCAGCAGCGGGGAGGCGGGCTGATGCTCCGCGTTCACAATGACCACCTTGACCGTCTTCGGTCCGGCCCACAGCGGGAAGACCCGCGCTCCCCCTACGCCCTGAATCTGCTGCGCCCACTCCATATAATGATATTTATTGCCGCTCGTTGCAGGCCGCCGGGCCGAATCGAAGTACCGCTGCCGCAGCGCTTCATCCGGCTCCGCATCCGTCCCCGGAACCAGCAGGCCCGTAATCTCCCCCCGGGCCAGTCCCGGGATATAATCAATCGGCAGCAGCGCGCCTGAATACTGATTCCCCTCAGCCCCGGCAGTTTCGCTCTCCAGGCGGTACGTCCCGGGAGCCAGCTTCTCCGCCGCACTATAATGAAGCAGTCCCAGGGAGAAACGGCTGCCCAGCGGAATATCCAGAGGCTGTTCGCCACTGGTATAGAACCTCGCACCAAGCTGCGCTTTGCCTGCGGGCTGACGCTTCAGTCCCGTCCAGGCAATGGTTCGTTCCAGATATTCGCCGTCCGCCGTATCCGGGAAGAACAGATTATTACTGACCTCAAGCTCAAGATACATCTGGGCCATTTCAGCCGCCGTCGGCGCAAGCGCATCATAGATAATACTTCCCTCGCGCTTGTCCAGCCCCTCTGGAACCCGATCCAGCATACGTTCCAGCAGAGCCTCGTACGTCTGATCCTCATACACTGGCCATCCCCTCCTTTCTAAGCTCCAAATCACCGTATACTGTGACAGCCGTACAGCTGAAGCTAACCGTATCTCCGTCAAAAAGTATCTCCACATCCTCAAGCGCCTGAATCCGCTCATCCTGGAGCAGCGCATCGCTGATCAGCCGGCGCAGCTCCGGCCGGGCCAGCAGCCTGTCCTGACCCAGCACCAGCTTCCACTCCGTTCCGTAGTCCGCGCTATAGATCAGGTGTTCATATCGGCTGGTCTGCAGCACCTTAATTGCTGCCTGCTTCACCGCTTCAAGTCCGTCTACCTGCCCGCCGATCCGCCTGCGCCCCCAGTCCATCCGGTACGTCAGGCTCGGGGCATTCCCCGGAGCGCTCACATTCCCTTCCAGAGCTCCCGTCACCGGACCGGATCTGCCTATCGCCGGAATCATAGGTCCACCAGCCGATCGAGGACAATATAGCTCTGTCCGCCTTGCATCCGCACGAGCAGCACGCGGTCTCCCGCTTCAAGTCCACGGCGCAGCAGAATCTCCCGGCCTTCGATTACGGCCTTGCTCTCCATCACGGATTCAACCACCACCAGTGCGGCTCCTGTCAGCAGCAGCCGCTGCTCCACCTGAATCTGCAGCGGCTGTGCCAGAACCACTGTCCCATAAGCCAAAGCCACCGGATTCGTATTCGATACGGCCCCGAGGCTTGCCTGTTTAATAATATCGAGCATGTTGTCTACACCACCTTAATGTCTAGGGACATCGTATGCTCCCCTCCGGAAATTTTATGGCTGCATTGATCCACCAGGAACAGCTGCGTCTGGAATTCATCCAGCAGCACATAGATGAAGTTCCCCGCCCTCACCCGTATATCGCCAATAGCCTGCACAGAAAGACTGACCTTCTCACGGTTATGCTGCTTAAGCAGATTGCCTGCCTTTTCCTGAATCTGCGCAGCATTCGCATTATCGTCCGCCTTCTGGTAGAGATGCAGGATACCCCAGCGCTTTACATTTTCTTTATCTGTGACCGGATAGAACTCGCGTTTGCCGGTCTTTTCGTTGTCCTGGTAGAGCAGAATCGTATTGTACGTATTATCGTCGATGCTTCTTTTGAGCGAATAATCATACAGATAATGGCCTGCCCCCAGAATCACCTTCAGCAGCATGGACTGCGGACTGCGCAGCGTCAGCTTGCCAAAATCATCATAGAACGCCATCAGCTGGCCCTTATACTGCAGCTCACTGCCGACCGCACCCATAATAATATCGAGCAGCTTTTTGCCGTCTTCGATCAACGAGGGAATCTTGTACTCAGCCGGTTCCAGTAGTCCAAGTCGCAAGCCGCGGTCTTTGGCAATGGTGCTGATCACCTCAGCCGCAGTAACGTCCTGAAGCACATAACTGCCATTGCCCAGCAGATAGCGGATCTGATCGTACGCCGTCAGCTTGATCTCCTGATTCGCCCCCGTGTCGATGCTGAAAACGAAGCCGTAGAATACATCGACTCCATCTCTGCGGAACTGCACAATATCCCCGTTGCTGATCGCGAACTTTTTATGCTGATACATACCGCTGTCCACCAGCGTAAGCTCAAGCGTCGCAGGCTTGCCGGTCCGGGTGGTTTTCCACGTGATATCCGTAACGATTCCGGCAATATTCCAGATGGCGCCTTCCTTATTAATTATGATTAATTCCATCGCCACGGCCTCCTAAGACAGCTTGATCACTCGGCCAATTTTGAGCTTCTTCAGTTCGCTGTCCGAGATATTGTTCAGCTTTTGCAGCGTTTTGGATTTACTGCCGTCACCGAGCAGCTTTTGGGCCACCGACCAGAGCGTATCCCCGGCTTTGAGCGTATAGGTAGCAGGTGCTGCCTTCTCGCTTGCCCGCTTCTGCTGTTTCTTCACTTCACCGGTGCTGCCCACCTTCACAGCCAGAGCCTGATAGAACACATACTTTTTGAGTCCAAGTGTATAATCGATATCCCCCGAGGACCCCGCACTCAGCTTCCAGGAGAAGTTCTCAATACTGACCGCCATATTAATGCCAATATCCCCGGTAAAAGCCTGCTGCGCCTGTGCCCTGGCCTGCTTCAGCCAGTCTGGGGTCTGCGTATTCTGCACGTTCGCCGATTTCAGCCCTGAGAAAACAAACCGGACCGGCCTGCGGCTGAGCATCCATTTGCGGATTAGCTCTACATACTCATAGGGCTTCAGCAGCTTACCGGCATTCTCGCCGGAGTACACCACGAACGGATAATATTGTGCCGGGAACATACTCTCAATCGTAATCTCCGTCAGCTTCGGATAAGCGATCGCATTGATTTCACCGAAATCCACTATGGTATAGCTTTTGCCATCGCTGTTCTCCTTGATCTCCAGCGTCTCAGGGTTAACCGGAAGCCGGATCACCTCTTCATAATTATTGAAGCTAAGATAGAATCCATACTCCTCCATGTTACGTGTACACCCCCTGCGCCGTAGAGACGAACTCCTCTTTCAGCTTTTGTCCGATCTTCGTGATGATGGAGTCAATATCGCCGGAATTATTAATATTTCCGGTTGTTACCTGCACCGTCGGCGTCAGCTCGACAAAATTCTGAATCGCCTGAATCTCCGCCAGCTCCCGCAGCATATCCAGATCATCGCTGGAGACATCGACCTTATCTCTGATTTTGCCTACCTCGCCTACCTTGTTGACGTTGTTCAGGCTGCCGGTTTGGTTGGCGAAAGCGTTAGTAGAACCTCCCGGGATATTCTTAGGGGACTTAGGGTTCATAAACTCCTTGGCCGTATCCTTCATTTGTTGTCCCTTGTCCATGAATTTGTTCATACCATTCATTCCTGTTTGTTTACCGCTGTTATAAGCATCCGTTAAATTCTTATATTCCTTCATTTCAGACTTTTGCATTACGACTTCATCCGCCGGTTTAAGCACTTCAACCTTGCTGCGGAGTGTACTGATCATATCGCTGGCCATATGCGGCACTTCCGGCTCCTCTATCTGCAGATTCACCTTGCCAAGTCCCAACTGGTCGAAGAAAGGAATATGGCTGAGCATATCTACCAGACTATTGAATTTATCCAGCACCCAGTTGATCGCTTTAGCCATTACCTTCATGAACCCTCCAGCGAATCCTTCAGCGCCTACAGCAATATTGTAGAGCATATCCAGCGCACCGGCTGCAAGATTGTATAAGAAGCCCTGCACTTTGTTGACCGCAGTATTAAATGTGTTAATCATAAAGTCACTTGCCATAGCGAATACATTGTAGATCCAGATCCCTATGTTCTGTATTACCGCGATCAGGACCGAGAACGATCCCACTATGGCTCCAACCACCTCACCCGCCGAGACGCCAAGATGCTGCAGAATCATCAATAAGACTGCTATCACGGCAATGACGATTAAGATCGGCCAATTCGCCGCCAGCCAGGCGGCGGCAAGCATATATACCTGAACGATCATAGCTGCCAGGAAGACAATGGCTATCGCTTCAAGGATCGGCTTAATAAACGACCAGTTATCCTGAACCACCTGAGCCAGCCATAACAGCCCGTCAACGACCATTGAGATTACATTCGCTATGAAAAGAAACCCGTTAGCCATCGCATCAATAAGCGGCGCTAGCTGCCCTGAAGTTAATGCTGTGTTAATCGTATCCATTACCGGCCGCAGAGCACCTAGAGCCTTAGCACCAATCTGTCCGAGCGCATTGTCAATATTCTCGTTCATCACGTTCCATTTCTCAATATCTCCCGGCTGTGCAGCTTCCTTCACAGCCTTCTCCCCAAAGGATTTAATCGCGTTAAAAGGCGTAACCACATCAGCCGTTTTGAGGAACTTCATGATCTTTGAATCCTGTTTGGGTGCTGGCGGTGTAGGCGGCACCGGTGGAGCTGGTGGTACTGGAGGAGGCAAAGGGTCTTTCCTCAAGTTGATTTTCGGTTTCGGAAGAACCTCAGGTTTCACCACTGGCAGTTTAACATCCTCTTTTTTCACCTCAGATTTCTTCTCTTCCTCTTCCTTTTTTTCTTTTTCCTTGAGGCCCTCCCACCACTTCACCTCTTTGGGCTCGGGCTTTTTTTTCTCAGGCTCCTCTACAGCAGGCGCGGCGGTAAGCATTCGGACCCCCAGTTGCTGGGATTGCGCAGCCCTTTGGCTTTGCTGCATCACAACTGTTCTCGACACATCCACTTTGACAGGCAGCCGTTTGAAGCCTTCCAGCAGCGTGTCATTAATCTGTTGCAAGGATTGAATGATCCGATCCTCTGAACGGATGATTTGTTCACTGGAACGTTTCACCGCCGCCTGAAAACCTTTTACCGACCGGTTAACCATGTCGAGATTATTATTCATCCGCAGGCTTTGTTTGTGGACGGCTTTCCAGATCGTAACCGACCTGCGCGAGATAATGACTGCTTTGGAGCTATCGATTTCCATTCATTCACCCCCTTCATCTCTTCTTCCCCTTGCTCCGCGCGCGCTCCCGCTTCTCCTTGTCCACGCGTACGGAGATCATGGCATAGATCGCCGCGCGTTCGCGGACGGAGAGCTTCATCAGCTCATGCGGGAGAATATGCAGCTCATGGAGGGCGTAATAGGCCAGATTGGCCTCACCATCGCCCTCGTTGATTAGTTTTTTACTTCATCCACCAGCTCGTTCATATCTGTGGCGAAGCCGTTCAGCGCCTGTACCCGCTCCCCAAGCGCAGCGAATTCTCCGGGCAGCAGCATTTTGCGCAGCAGCGATTCGGCGCCCATCACCCCGTAGGAGCGTTGAAGCTCGGTATTTTTCAGATCCGGATGCACAATGCTTGCCGTCATGAGCTTCGCCATATATTCATTGGGATCAATGTCCGTCGTGTAGGTGCCGTTCTTTCCCTTGACCTTACGGGTAGCCGCCTTGCGGCATTCCTGGTTCTCTTCCTCATTCATACTGCGCAGCTTCCAGACGGCTGGGTTACCTTCCTTATCCTTGAACCGCAGCGAGACCGCGAATTCCTCTGTTGTATCACAAGCCGCATTTTGCGCAAAAAACAAACTTAATTCACTCATGTTGTTCCTCCCAGATTCTTATTGTGTTAGGGCAGCGAAGAGGCCCGCCGCAGAATACCACCGCACAGCGGCTATGACTTCTTTAGTGATCGTCCAGATACTTTGCGGGAGCCCCCCAACTTATTCAGTCATTTACTCTTTTACAACCTGCGGATAGCCCGCTTAAGCTTTATTGGCCGGCATTAGCCGGAGCCGCGAAGGGCTGCACCAATTCCACATCCTCGAAGGTAAAAGCAACCTCTTCCTCCAGCGCATCCGACTCCGTATCCAGCGAAGCCATAATGACACTGTCCAGATTGACATCCTTCAGCATGATGCGCTGAGCGCCCACGGTTGAGGACGGATCTTCATTGGTCACGATAATGCTGAAATATTGGTCTATCCCAGTCTTCATGTACTCCAGCATCATCTGGCGGAAACGGCTCGTCATATAGAAAATCGTCATCGTACCGCTGCCCGACCAGCCGGTCGCCTTATGCTGCACCCCGCGGCGTCCAAGCGTCTTCACTTCCGCCTTCTGCTTCTCTACAGTGGCTTCCAGGGTTTTAACATAGAACATTTCTTCCGTCTGTCCGTTAATCGTGGCATACGCCCGGCCCTCCTGGCCGGACAGCGTATCGCTGGCTCTCAAGAATGTCATCTTAGACCACCTTCACTTTCATATATACTTTTTCTACGGAATCTACCGGCTTCACAGCTACCTCCAGCACTACGCTGTCACTGTCCGCTCCAGGAGTCACTACAATATCGCTCTGTGCATTGAAGTTCTCAATCGCACCAAGGTTCTGCAGATCATTCATATAAGTGACGCACTGCGACCAGAACAGCGCGCGCCCGTCCTCATTATTCGGCAATTTGCCAATGAAGTAGCTCTCAAAAATCCGCTTCAAATCACCAGCGATCCCATCCAGCACCCGCAGCACGCGGTTCTTGGAGAAGGCCTTGCCTTTGTCTGTGGAGAAGGAGGTGAACGTGTTAATGTCCTGCTCCACTACTGCACGGCCTCCGCTATAGGTGAACAGCAGCTCTCCGTCTGTAAGTGCTTCTACAGTCTCGGAATGGCTGAAACGCACATCCGCATCTACAGCATCGTCATAGGCCTGATAAGTCAGAGATTCGTTCACAGCAGCGGCGGCAGTTGCACCGGCTACCCATGCCACGGCATGGGCTTTATCCACTACCGTCCCATCGCTCAGAATGACGCCGTTCGCCACACTGATAATGCCCTCATGATCAGCCGTAGAGTAATCGGACAACACGGCCTGCACCTTCTTGCCTTCCGTGTTACGCAGACGCTTCACATAGGCGCTATACAGCGACTTCAGCGTGTTATCCTGCGATACCAGACCTACCGTCTGGAAATCCTGAACCTCCAGTGCCGACAAGAACGCACTATGCTCCGCATTCGTGACCGTACCATTTGCCCCGCCTGCCAGCGGCAGTCCAGCGGTCACCGTCAGCGCACCGGCTTCATTCGGCTTAAATTCTACATAATCGTTCGCAGCCAGACCGGCAGCAGCGCTTACCGTCTGCTTGTCCACTTCTGCCCCGTCCAGCAGCGTCCGGACATCGAACTTAGTAGCGTCATCGATATTTTTCTCGATCACTACCTTAAGCGCATTCCCGCGTTCCCCGCCATACCGCGCAGTCGCCTGAATTCCGTTATTGGTCACAGCAGCCTTCACACCCTGATTCAGACGGTAGAGCAACAGTGTGCCTGCCCGCTTCAGCACCTCTCTTACCGGCAGCAGCTCTGCTGCCGTCAGATCGTAGCCCAGCTTTTGCTGGAAATCATCCTGTGCCGTAAGCTTTAGAATGACTCCCGCAGGCCCCCAAGGCAGTGCAAGTGCCAAGGCAGCCGTACCGCGTTCTCCCATTTTCCCTGCCACAATACCGTTCGAGGCCACATTTACGTATACCCCCGGACGCACCTTGTTTTGTGTTGTCCATGTTCCTCCAGCCATTAGATAACCTCCTTATTTAGATAACGCTCCATTAAGTGCTTAGCCTCTTCCAAGGTGTAGCTCCCGTCCTCTTGCAGAACTACCTCCAGTACATCCTTTTCCTTAGGGCCGAACAGGGCCGAGTTCCTGATCTGCTTTTTCCCAAAAACATCCGGCCCCCCGCTCCCGCGTCCCTGCTCACTTGCCGTCATTTCCTTAGAACTCATTTCAGCCGCGCCCCTTCTGTGAAGTGTCCCATCAGCTCTGCCTCTTCCACCGGCTGCTTCTGCTTCTGGAGATAGAGCATATAGTCCACGGTGAACAGCGCCCCCCGTCCCTCTGCTCCGGCCACCCAGGACTGGCGCACCACCCGATAAGCGGGATTCACACTTTCTCTTGCGTCCAGCGCCTCACAGAGCCCGTCAGCCATAGCCTCTGCGTCCAGCAGACTGCCTTGCTCATAGCGGATACCGAAGCGGTAGACCGCCATGTATCTTCCTTCACGCTGCCTGTCGTAGGTTGCCGAGAGCAGCTCCAGCCTGAAGTAGGCTGACTGCGGCTTATCCCCTTCCACATAGACAGGAATATCCGGGAAAAACTGCACCAGCGCAGCAGTGATATTCCCCCGTAGATGTTGTACCGTCATGACTTCATTCCTCTCATGATTAGATGTGGTAATCCCTCCTGCCTTTCTTGAAGTCACCCGCGGATTCGATTCAGGAAGAATAGGACCCGTCTTGTATCCGGCAATGACCGAAGGAGCTTTCACCGCGCTTGTCTGCCGGCCTGTCTTAGGCTTCGATGAGGTGGAGCATTCATGCTCCTGCGGTGTCCTTCTGCTTCATTTGCCATGTTATAATCATAGACCCCCTGAGACCTTGCGCAGGCGCTATTACAGAGGAATTAGCGATAACTTCCGGTGGTACTTGGGATGGTAAAAGGTGGTACTCTCATCTGAAACAAAAAGCCGCATCACCCAAAGCGGGCAATACGGCCATGTCGATTACATATGGTAGCTGCATGTTGTCAAAAGGATTTCTGCTCCTTAGGCAGGTTCCCTCCAGCCGGGGTCTTCGTGAGCGTGGCCAGAGACAGCAGTTGGAGATCGGCGAGCGCCAGCGCCATCTTATAGAACGCCTTCGACCTTATTTTCACATAAGTATCCTTGCTCACTGGAGGATCGAACACATGATTGTATATCGTGTAGTCGTAGCTCTCCTCTCTGCGCATGTATCTCTCCCGCACCAGTTGTTGTTCCCTCTGGGTAAGCCGCTCTACAACCGAATCAATCACAGCACAGTACGCCCGTCTTGCAGCAGGCACATCTACATTATGCGTGGCAATCGCTGCTGTCTGATCAGTAACCGTATGGGTTGCGCCATGGAACCGTTCCGTATAGGAGTACGTAATCCCGGCCTCTTTAGCCTCAAACGTTACAGATTTGAAAATCCGGTACTTCTCCAGCATATTCTCTATAGTGACCTGAGTTCGGCGGCGGTCAAGCTCGGGCAGCGAAGATAGAATCATCATTTATACCACTCCTTAGATGTTATACAGATTTAAGAACTTTGTTGCGGACCTTTCCGGCCAAATGTGTTAAAATTCTACTTGTTCGTATACTGTTCGCCTTTTTTTCATAATATACCACTTATCTACCAATTCAGTAAAACCTCATTTTAGCCCGTTTTGCAGCACAAACAAGCTAAATGCATGCCCATTCTTACCTTTTGGCAATAATAGACTCTTTATTGTTTACCTATTGGCATAAATAGCTTATAGTAAGTACAACAGCTTTTTAGGTGATTAGGGATAAGGAGTGGTTATCGATGGCAGAGGAATTCGGATACTATCTGAGACAGCTTCGGGAAGGAAAGGGATTGACCATTAATCAGCTGGCAGCGCTTGCCGGTATCAGTGGAGCCCAAATCTCACGAATCGAGAATGGATTACGGGGTGTCCCCAAGCCGGCTACCCTGCGTAAGATTGCTGAAGCGACCGATGTGTCGTACGAGGAGCTGATGGGCCATGCCGGTTATTTAACCGAGACTGAGAGCAGTACAGAGGGCGCTGTGCCTGCCTGGGCCACCAGCAAGGATAAGCGGGACTTCCGCCAAATGCTGGAGGATGATGGTGAGCTGATGTTTGACGGAATTCCCCTGAACAAGGAGGATAAGCAGCGGATCAAGGATGTATTAACCGGCCTGTTCTGGGAGGCGAAGCAGATGAACAAGCGGACCAAGCCCAAGCACGATCCAGGCAAGGAGTAAGTACCAGGCAATCCAACTACTATTAACATGCTGCGGGTGAAGAATATGGATGAGCTAATCAAGCGTTTGGTCAAAAAATACAATACCAGCAGCCCCTTCGAGCTGGCTGAAGCACTGGGGATTCATATCCGGTTCATGCATCTGGGTGACGGCACCAAGGGCCTCTACTATCGGAAGCTAAGAAGAAGGTTCATCGTTATTCATAACCAGCTGCCGCTGGAGTGGCAACGATTCGTATGCGCCCATGAACTCGCGCATGACCGTCTGCACAAAGGGGTCAACCGTTTTTTTCTGGAGGAGAATTCCTATTTCTCGCCAGGCAAGCTGGAGCGGCAGGCTAACCTGTTCGCGGTTAAGCTGCTATCGGTCGGCACTGCCATTGAGCAGGATGAGTCCCTACACAGCTATTATGCAAGGATTGGCATCCCGGCTGAGGTTGTCTTTTTTTTAGACGATTAA